AAAACCAAATGTAAAAGGTGCACCAATAAACTTCATTGTATACAAAGCATTATCTGTCCAAACAAGAATTACTTCTTTTGCTTTTAATGAACCCATAATTTTTGTACCATCTTGTAGTCTTTGTGAACCGGCTGAGTTAATAGCTGTTGGTGTATAATCGTTTATATCTTCTTGATCAGAAAATCTAATAAACATATCATCTTGTGTTGTAGTATCTCCAATAACTGTTTCAGTACCTAAATGAATCAAGTGACGTGTTGTAGGCGAAACTAAAGATACTCTAGTTGCTGTCGGATTAGCTGATGTAGAAAATCCTGAAGTTGATGTTGATGCTCTTGTTGTTAATCTTGAAGCGTCCCCCGCATTCCATGTAAATGTTTTTCCATTAGCAATTGTTGCAACTAATACTTGACCAAAGTTACTTAAACTCCAGAGGCCTGGTTCCAGACTTACGTCAGATGCTGAAGCTGCTTCTCCCCATGCTCCACTGCCCCAAGTATCAATACCCCAACCATAACCATAAGATTGTTCTGCAGGTCCAACAGTTTCATAAGGTTTAACTTCTAAACTACCACCTGCTGCAACCGTTGCACTTGCATTACTTGATTGTGTAATTGTAAATACATTTGAACTTGTAATACTTGTTACTTGAAATAATTTATCTTCAAAATCAGAATCTGAATAACCTGTACCACCAGGTAAAGTTACATTGTTTAATAATATAATATCACCAGAACTTAAACCATGAGAAGTTTTTGTAATAGAACAAACAGCTGAACCAGATGTAGTTGCAATAGTGCAAGAAGTTAATGTAGCTTTTAAAGGTGTTACATCATAAAGTTGACCTTCAAAATATATAAGCAAAAATTTATCTGTACCGATTGCAATGTATCTATTTCCATCTAAATCTACGAATGCAAACTGACGTCTTGCAACACCTACTATTGTATCTGTAACTAATGATGACCAACCACCAACTTTCTCAGGTAAACTGTATCTAAATCTTGTGTTATCACAATCAATCCATCTGTTTTCTGCACCAGATGTTGTATCTTGCTTATCTATTCCTGGTAAGACTTTAAAATCAATTAGAGCCATAGTCCGTGCTCCTATATGTTATCTTTATAAATCCAGCCTCTAGTTGCATTAACATACACTAAAGTAAATGCAGCACCATTAGCCGAAACTACTAAATCTGAAGCACTACCTAAAATATTAGAACTGTTTCTACCGATTGTTAAATTGTTAGATGCAAAGTTATTACCACTATCTATAAAATGTACTTCATTACCTATTGCAGGAGACGCTGGTAAATTTATTGTAATCGCAGTACCAATACCACTTCCAGAAGTATTAATTAATACTTGATCGCCATTAACTGTAGTGTAAGTAGCAGAAGGTGTGTAGTATCCTTTTGTTTGTAATTTTCCTGTAATGTTTGTACCATCAGAATATAAAACTGTAGTTGATCCAACAGGTAATGCAAGACCCGTTCCTGAAACTGTTTTTACAGTTAATGTGTAATTAGAAGCTGATCGTGTTGTTGCGTCTTCTACTATAAAAACTCTTTCAGCACCATCAGGCATGGTTACTGTTCTGTTAGCAGTTAGTGTTCCTGTTAGTTTGTAGTATAAATTTTTACCATTTGATGTTGCATAAGTTGCAAGAGATAAAGCAACGTCTGCTCCACCTACTGCAAGTGATAAATAACCACTAGCTGCTTGTTCTAAAATTTGTAAATTTGTATTAGTAATAGTTCCCCATGTTCCAGATTTTTCACCTGTTGTTATGAGTTCTAATTTTAAATCGCTCGATGTACTTGATGCCATATTTCTCCTACGGATTATCTGGGTCTATTGGGACCCATACTTGATTCACACCTGGTGGAATCGGATTCCATGATATCACACTTACAGGGTTAGTTGCAAGGTTTATTTGATTACCAGAAATAACTACTGTTTGACCTATTTTAATAACTACATTACCTGTAGATAGATTTACTCTTTGTCCTGTAGGTAAAACAACTGATTTACCTTCAATAACTACATTACCTACTGAAAAGTTTAATCTTTGTCCACTTACAGTTACAAATATACTAACTCCGCCTGGATCGGCAAATGGTGCTCCGGCAAATGTGCTTCCTCCAAAATACATTACGGTGTTTGTATCCTTGTCCAAGTTTGTGAGACACCTGGTACTATACCATCCCACTGTTTAATATTAATAGAAGTTGGTACTGCTATTTCTAATCCTACGCCAGTTGTAATTACATTTGCTTTAGCTTGAACTGTAACTGTACCTGTCGATAAATTTTGTCTATTTCCTGTAACAATAGCTGTTGCATTTGCTTTAGTTGTAGCATTTCCAATTGCTATTTCTACTGCACTTCCTGTAATAGATACATTTGCTTTTGCAACAACTGATACATCACCTGTATCTAAATCAACTCTTGATCCTGTAGGTAATACAGTTGCAGCTGCAGTTGTTGAAACAGTTCCTGTAGATAATTCTACTCCTGATCCTGTAACACTATATCTAAATGTAAATGTAACT